ATTTCTCCCTCTCCGTTGTTACACCCAGTCGACAATCATATCAATTGACTCCTGTTGGGGGTGCGTTACAGGTTTATAACGTCTTCCCGTCGGGTCGGCTGGGTCTGGCTCGCATACATCATCGTACTGTTGCTTGGCAATCTCGGTATCAACGTGTCGACAAAGCCACAACCCTATTTCCGCACCAGCCTCTAAATCACCTACTTCCAAAACAGCGTCTTCGGTCATGTCAATGAACTGTGCCCTGAACGGCTTATTCGTAGGAGCCATGACATTCTCCATAAACTTCTGATTGTATTTGTTCACTACATTCATCGCACCGACAGCCATCTTGTAGGAACAAATCGCTCCTTCTTGACGGCTTATCTTCACTGTGATATTCGTACACGGTGTATCGAACTCATTCTTGAGAACAATGGCACGATATTCATCCCTTCCGGACTTCATCGTCATCAATGATATTTCATCAAAGATGTTGCTGAAGTCGTCATTCGCAACAGGGGTGGAGGATTTGAATCCTCCAAGTGAACGTTCGGGATTAGGCTGTTCACCATTGTACCCTGTCGTGGTTGTATAATATAGTTGCATATCTTTATAATTTTAATCTTAATTCTCTATTTCTTCTTTTTATCTGTGCTTCAGATAATTTCTTTCTGTGCTCTTCCGACATTTTCTTTCCGAAGAAATGATGATTTTCACCTCTTTTAGCAGCCGAAATCCTTTCCCTTACTTCCTTTGTATGAGTCTTTTGATAAAAGGGATTTCTTTCACCCATCTTCGATTCAGAAAGCCTCTTTCGTTTTTCAGGAGTTAAATTTTCACGCTTCTTAGACTCTGCCATTTTTCTAATAGCATGTTCCGACAATTTCAACCCCAATGTTCCTTCGCCACCATCTGTTGAATTGTAACCACATTTATGAGTTTCTAATTTCTTAATCAGCCTCATTTCAACGTAGTCAAGTTTCTTCTTCAGAATCTCTTTCGTAGGAGCAGAAACAGTCAGAACCTCTTCGACCAGGAAATTCTCCTCACCATACTTTCGTATGGCTCGGTGAAACTTATGGTCGGAGCCTCTTTGAGTAGAAAGAACATGCCGTCTCCAACGATTGTCTAACAATTGAACTGTCTGACCAATGTACATCTTACCATTGACCAGACAGGTTATGCAATATATTCTACCATTAAACATTATCTGAAACTTTACACATCATCCCCTCGTATTCACCAGTTCCGGCTTGAGTCGGTACGGTAAACAGTTCGTATCCTCCATCAGCAGTCTTAGTTTCGAAGTCCCAGAAGTCTTCCTCGGTATCCTCAACGAATGTTGCTGTGTACACCGTATCAGCCTGAGCAGCGATATCCTGAATGGCTGTCTGATTGTGAGCATTACCATTACGCAACCATCCGGCAAACTTGTAACCAGCAGCAGCCTGAGCGCATATCTGTACAGTCGTACCCATAGGCACGGAAATTGACTCTTCTGCCTTGTCGATTGTTGCCGAATTGTTGATTGAAACGGCTCCTTGAGTTGTACCACCGCTGGCTGTCTTGACGGTTATCTTGACATCCTGTACAGGGTCGGGGTCGACTTCCAAAACGATGTTTAAGGTCTCGTTCTTTCCCGATACGGTATAGTTGCCCGTTTGGGTTAGGTATCCTGGCTTCGAGACTGACCAAATCAATGTACGACCATCTATCGCCTCCACGCTGTTTGTGATAACACCATCGATGATTACCTGTGCGTCGGCTGGCGTTGGGTTGATTGTGATTGTATAAGTCTGACCCGAACCTCCTGAACCGCCCAGCGTCCAATACTGTGTACGCTCGTCAAGAATTGTAACCGAACCACCATTGTTACGGACACGAGCGATATAATACTCATTCGAATTTTTAGGAGGCATTGTACCTGCCGATGGCTCCTCTACAAAGGTTAATTTATAGGTGTCAAAGGTATATAATCCTTCCAACTGTTCATCGGTGAACCTGCGACCCATAGGAATGCTTCCTAAAACGATTACCCGTAACTGGGTCTCAGCCTGAAACGCAACACCGCTTGAGAGAACGATGTTGTTATTATTGATAATATCAACGATTTGATACACCTGATTGTTCAATGGCTGCGAACCATCTTCCTTTACGAAACGAATACAGGTAGGAACGCCAGAACTCTGTCCTCGTACGATTCCATTGAAATTGACAGTTCCTGACACGTTTCCTGACGTATCAACCTGAACAGTTCCATTCTCGTAATTGTGTGAGTCGGGACCGACTTTCAGCCAATAATACTTTTGGTCGTTAGGAACAGGGAGGTCGAGTTGATTGTCGACCCTGTACCCTTTCAGGTCAGAGCCAATCACATATCCTCCCACCATGTTAATCGCTCCCAGAGTTGTGGAAGCCGTCACTTTGAACGCTGAACCAGCCTTTCCTCCAGGAGATACCAACCCGAAGGAAAGAGAGGCAGCGAAGATTGCGGAAACTTCAGGCTTCTCGTTCAAGAAGCCTATCATCCGTGTGAGTTCTTCTTTCTCTAAGAACGTACCTCTGTGAATGTTTATCTTACTCATATTTTCAAATATTTATTTATCCCTGTTGGTCAATTTCAATTCTTATCGGAGTTTCACCCTCATCGCCTGACATCGGTGTAACCTTTGCCCAGTTTTCCGGCAATGGGTCGAGTGCCCATTTCTTAGAGGCAGAAACAACGATTGTCTGAATACCACCTGTTGCTGGTATCTCAACTGCAGACGGAGTGAATGTCAATTCGCTGTTGCGCTCGAATATAGCCTGAATGTCGAGGTCATGGTCACCAACCCAATATTGAGTTGGGTTCCGAACGTCTTCCGTAGCATCGGTGATAATGTTCCATTTCTTAAACGTATATCCCTCGCTCGGAGTAGCAGTAAGCGTGATTTCTGTTCTCGGCAAACGGCTTCCCTCAACTGTGGCGGTTCCCCATCCTGGTTCAACGATTTCAATGTTTACGTCAAGAGGCAAGTTCATCGTGATGTCAAGCGTCTTGTCTTTATCCATTGTTACTTCCCCAGTCTGGGTTATTCCCTTGGCGGTGATAGTATAACGGATAACCTCATTCATTGACACTTCAAAACGAACATACCCATTGGCGTCCGTTGATGAAATAAACCCGTTGCTCAACTCTACTTGCGCACCCTGTACAGGCTGTCCGTCCAGTTCTCGTTTAATATTGAACGTCAAGAAGTAGGAAGTTCGTACCATCCAATCCAGCCACGTGTACGACACGACATTCTTGTATGATACAAGGTATCGTCTCACGAACTCTTCGATATCGTTCTTGGTTCTTGCTGACTTGATTTGGGCATACATTGCTATCACGTTCTTCTGCCCCAGATACCCCTGTGAGAACGGGAGGTCGAGCGGTTTAAGAACTATTCCGGCAATGAGAATATCTGCTGAAATTGAATCCCTGTCTTGAACGATATAAGGAGCCATATACTTCACATCACCAATAAAGCGAAGCGGTCTTCCGTTCTCGAAATTCAAATACAGGCTTTCGTCTTTCTGTTCAAGCACATTATAGATGATACCCCTCAATCGGTAGTATATTCCTGGAACCTTACAGGGACTCTGATAACGAGAACCCGTGAAGAAACTGTTTGTCTCCCGCCAGTCGGTGATACGCACCTGATTGATAAGGTTGAAATTCGCATCGTAACAGTTCACCCCGAACTCAATATTCTGGTTCCCCAAACTCAATGCCTTCACCCATACAGTCACTTCGTAGTCCATTCCGGGATAAACCTCCATAGCCTTACTTTTATCGGCTTCGGTTGATATACCTACTCTTCCTCCACCTGTCGGCTGAAAGACGTACATATTATCGATGAATTTTCGTTTCACCGCACCGAGTATAGGGTAATCCTTCAATGGTCCAACTCCGATAGTGTATGACTCCGAGAACTCAGCCGGAACGTCTTCTCCTGTATATATTTGCCACGGATAAACCGTGTAAATCTCATTCGTCTCGGGAGCACCTGTACGCTTCATCTGAAGTTCATCTTGGTCAAACTGTATCAGGTCGCTGAATGTATCTCCGGCATAGTCGGGTCCATAGTCCCAACCCTTTGACACGGCATTCACGGTTTCCGTACCATACCAAGTAGGAGAACTCCATCCTAAACACCAACCCACGTTCTGTGGGGATAACACTCCGAAGATGAACTCATTCGGCTTTTCGTAGCCTACCAACCGTCTCAACTCACCCTCTATCGTTCCACCCGTTTCTACGACTTGATATGTTCCTCTCTTGTAGAATTCTTGAATCCAATTATTGAACAGGTAACGACGCTGGTCAAGTGTATCAATATTCTCATACACCAACCCCCATCCTTCGATGAATTCCTTCATGAGCAAATCGCTGTTCTCCAACTGACGATAGTTTCGTGCATAGATTACAACAAATGCAAAATAGTGGGTCATCGTGAGGAAGAATGTATTATAGTCGTCTTGGTTGTTGCGACTCACATACATTGGGACTATTCCAGGCTCAAATAGCTTCTCTAAGACATTTATCGCCCACGTCAGAACCTGTGGGTCGTTGCTGTCAAAGAACGTCTTAAAAATCGTCTTATCGTAAATGGTAGTTGATAGTGGGTCAGCGTATGGGTCAATAAAGGCTCGCGTCTTGACATACGGCTTCGTCACATAGTCAAGAACCAAATCACAACTGTCAGTGAGCCGACCCAGTTCACTGAAAGTTTCTTTCGTCAAAGTTATCCACTCGGTGTACGTTTCACCCCCATCCCTTGAATAGCGGAACAGGCTCTGCTGGTCAGAACGTGCTGCCCTCAGAACCGTTACCAATCCCGCAGGTGGAATCATTTGGGTGTGAACTGTAAACCCCTGTCCAACTCGAGGAAATTCTTTAAACTTTATTGTCGCCATTGTTACTTCTTAAATTTTCTTATCAGCCAAAAGATTCCTCCACCAACAGTGGCTATCCCTGTGTAGAAGAATATCTTTTCCCACCACCGTAACGGCATACGTTTCGGAACCTCAACTTTCTTCTCGACCTCAACGGGATATGGAGCGGGAACTTCCTTAATTACTTCCCTATCTTTATACACCACTTTGACCGGAATACTGTCTTGCTTATTTTCGATATCATGCTCGAGCAAACCAGACTGCCCATGATATGTTGCGGTTGAACGAGCGTATTTCGTTTCAACCGTGCTTGTCGTGTCAGGTGTGATTACTTTCACATACTCCTTCTCGAGTTGTACCTGTACGACTGTGTCCCGTACTGTTTCCGTTACTGTAACAGTCTTCTCCACGGGAATATAAATCTTTCGGCTGCACGCAGCAACCAAAAGAACTATTCCCACCAGCATAAAAGCCACTTTCGAAATCTTTTTCATATCTTTATTATTCAATGGTTATCCAAACATTCCGCCCAGCCTTAATCGCTTCACGGACAAGTTTCTTGACCCTGTCAGTGACGTTGAACTGGTTCCTCAGTTGTTCCCTTCCAGGAACCCTGTCGCCTGTCAAAATGCATCCTTCGGTATGTCCGGGATTGGCTCCTGCATGAATAAGTATCCCCAAGAAATGGGGTACGTCTTCAAGAGCAGGATATTCTTTTCCGAATTTCGGAGAATACCGATAGATAACTTTATAACGTCCTGGAGGAATACAGGTTTCTCCGTACACCTTCTCCGGACACTTGCATGACTTCCCCTTTGGAGTATAGGGACAGGTCTCAGGAAGTTTCCTTTGGCAGTCCTCAAGCGTATCAGCAATTCTCAACCCGTTGACACTCATGACTCCCATGGTTGCCGTCGAGGAAAACTCCTGTCTTTTCAATTTTATTTCCAAATCTTCCATATCGTTCCTTATTTAATATTCACCGTAAAAATACTGCATTTTATCTCTTGAAACAACTCTAATTTGCGGGATAGAACACCGGAGGGAACTCTTTCGACTCGTCAAACATCACGTTTCCTTCCAAGTCCCTCATGATGAATTTCTTAATCCTCGGCAGCATGAAATCTGATACAGGCTCATCAACTGACGGCTTAAACCATTCTGACGCAACGTAACGAACTCCCTCTGTGTTCTTTACAATTTCCAACAGGTTATCCCACTCAACTCGCTGTCCTGGCTCCCAGAAACGGAAGTCAAGATACTTCGTCATTCCTACCTGTATATTCTTTCGAACGGTTGCCGTATCATAGCCAGCCTCCAGTTCACAACGGAAATCAACACCGTCTTCCCCTCCAACTTCGTACCACGTAGCGTTCTCCAACTTGATACCCATCAACTTCCCGGAAACTATCATGTCTCCGATACCGAAATAGGGGGTCGCTTTTTCAAGCAATGTCTTCAACTCTGCGTAGGAAAGTTCTTGACCGTTCTGTGTCGCCAACTGTATGTGAATGAATGAGTCTTCCATGATTCCTACAAACATAATCTTGAGGATTCTGTTATCGAAATTCTGAAAGATTTGAGTCAGTTTCTCAATCGTCGCTGTGGCATACACGTTCTGGTGGTTCAGGATACGTCTCCGGAACATTTCATCGCTCTCCTTGTCACGACCGCCAATAGCATAGTATTCATTCGTGCATTCGTAGTGTCCCTGCGGAATAGGGTTCACGGTCGTAATACTGTTCGCATCAACATTCGTAAACAGTCCTATTGCCTCGCTTCGCACCTTTACATAACCATACCCCGACTCGCCAACTGTAAGAGAGTTTTCGATGGCGAAACGAACGCCATTTGTACTCACAAAAGTGTTCACTCCAGCCGTGTACGTTGTTCCTGGCTCAGCATATACTCTGATATACGTAGAAGAACCCAACGCTCCGTAACGAGCCGTCACTCCAAACAGTGAGGCTGCTCTATCCAAGTAATCACCAGCAGCCGTTTCTGGAAAGATTTGAGCCTCTACGATAGCCACGTCCTTGATTGCCTTTTGC